ATAAAGATTCAGAAAAACATTGGCTTGTAATGATGGCTAATGAAATTGTAGACCCACAATTCGATTGGGTGCTATCATATAATAATTTCCAGAAATTTCTAACAGCCAAATATGGTAGTCCACAACAGGCAATGTTACAAACTCACCATTATGAAATGGTGATATCTAGAACAGATAGTGCCTCAGGAATCACAACAACATCAACAGTTGACATCGATCACGAAACATATGCCAACAACAATCTTGTTGATGTTTCACCACATCTTGGTATCGATTTCATACTTGGTCAAACAGCCGCCGGTCAACAATTCATTGAACAAGGATTAAATTCATCACAAACATTCAACCTTGTTGATGGTACGTCAGTTTTTGTTAACACAGCAGCCAACATTGTTTCCTGTTATGATTTCGAGAATAATCAAAATGAAAAGAAACGACAAATCAAACTCATCTCAAGACAATATCTAGATCAAATTCAAAACGAATTTATATCTCTCTCTAGTAATGCATAATGTCTACACCTTATGAATTTGATCTACAAAAATTAGATTTCATAACAAGTCAAGGTCAAAAAGTTGATCTTAGAGGTATATTCACTGACCTCAATATCTTTGAAGATATTTTCGCCAATTGTATGTCAGGTAATCTAACTGTTACAGATTCAACCAACATCTTTGGTTACATTGTCGCATCAGGTAATGAATTTTTACATATTGTCCTAGACAAACCTGGTCTAAATAAACCAATAGACAAACAATTTCGTGTATTCAACAGACCAAATATATCTCAAATGAAACCGACCAATCAATCTGTTACGTTGGGTTTCTGTTCTGAGGAATTATTGGTGTCAAAATCATTAACCTTTAGTAAGGTTTACTCTAGCATGTTGATATCAGACATGGCTAAAGATATTGCAACAAACATCCTAAAGATTGATTCTAAGAATTTTCCAGATAATAACATTGAAGTAACAAAGGGTATGGTTGATATTACCATACCATATTATAATCCATTACAAGGTTTGAATTGGTTAGCATCAAAAGCAACATCTAGTTACGTTGGTGCATCATATTTCTTCTTTGAAAATCAAAAAGGTTACAACTTCAAATCATTACAGAATATGATGGATATAACACAACCGGTTGCAACTTATAACTATAGTATCAAAAACGTTGACAATGATGATCCAAATACAGATTTCTACAACGTTGACAAGTATTCGATTATACAAACACCAGACACATTAGACGCTCTAATGAATGGAGCAAGATCAGGTAAATTGATGACATTGGATGTTTTGAGACAACAATTCATTGCAAAAGACCTCAATGCTGATGATCTATTCAATGCTTCGGTAAGCGTTGCTAGTGGTAAACCTTATAGTGATTTCACCAATAGAATAGGTAAGCAATCGGCTGACAGTTATGGAGGCTATCGTAAATTCTATCCAACCAATTTAGGTCAAAATCAAGCAGAATATATCAAAGGAAAACAACAAGTTAACCCAAGTAACATTGAAAATTGGTTGATTGAACGTAACGCTCAGATCATGCAAATTCTAGGCAACAGAGTTAAGATTGTGATACCAGGTAACAATTTATTGAAGGTTGGTGATATTATCTGTTTCAATCTACCATCAATCGAATCACAAACAGATCAATCAGGTGGTCAACAACGTAAACTTGATCCTTATTTTACTGGTAATTATCTCATTAGCGCAATGAGGCATCATGTGACTGTAAAGCTTTATGAATGTGTGGCTGAATTATGTAGAGATACTTTGAATAGAGGTGTACCAGGAGCATCAGGTGGTACGGGTATTGGAGCATTAGCTTAATGAATAATGAACATTTCATGGGTACACAACACGTATGGTGGATGGGAATCGTTGAAAACAGAAATGATCCATTAAATATAGGTCGTTGTCAAGTTCGTTTCTTTGGTTGGAACACCGACAACAAAGCTATGTTACCAACTGAAAAATTGATATGGGCACACCCAGCAATCCCTCTTGGTTCTAAAACTATTGTTCCACCTCCAGAAGGAACAATGGTCAAAGGTTTCTTCATGGATGGGGATGCTGGCCAGCATCCCATCATGGAACATATTATTCCGGGTATTCCTGATACTGCGCCAGACACATCAAAAGGTTTTTCTGATCCAAGAACAGATGAACAATTACAAAATGCACCCAGACCACCAGCCTCTGTTGACTATCCCACAACAGGAAAAGGCGTTACAGTTAATGAGGCACCACAAGCACAACGTTATCCTATTGTATTGAATGAACCTACATCATCAAGATTAACAAGAAATGAAAACATATCTCAAACAATCGTTGCGCGTAAAAACAACAATCGTGATCTTAATGTTGGCGTTGCTACTGGTGGCGTAACAATTGATGCTGGTGTTGATGTCAATTTATTACTAAATGAACGGGCATTATTACTTGGGCTACTACCGAAATCTGTAACGAACCTCATTAACAAATTCGGCAACATTGAAATATGCGGTCTCAGTATCAATGCGTTGTTACCTTCTGGTGTATTAGTTGGTGGTATTAGTATTCAAGCACCTGTATTTGTTGGCGGTGAAATACTCATAGGTGGTCTAGCATTACTTGATGTACTTGCAAATGGTATTACATTGAGTGCTTTTGCCAATCTTCAAGTCGATGTCTTTGGTTGTATTATAGGTCCAGGTGCTATTGGTGGTGCTATTCATCTAGATGGTGGTCTAAAGATACCATTATTATCTGATGCTGCTGGTATTGTTGCAAGTATTCCAGGTCTAACTATCGGAGCAACGGTTCACGGTGGTGTAAAACTGGGAACAATGGGTGGTATACCTCTTGCAACTAGCGCCAATTGGAATGAACCACAATCATTCTACAATGCTAAGTATCCTTACAATCATGTTCATGAATCTGAATCTGGACATGTAGTAGAAATTGATGACACCCCTGGTCATGAGAGACTACATCGTTTTCATAGAGCAGGAACATTTGAAGAAATAGGCCCTGATGGCACTAGAGTAACGAAGGTAGTCAAAAATGATTACCATGTTGTAATGTCTGATAATAATGTTCACGTTATGGGTGATTGTAACGTAACAGTCAGTGGTAATCGTAACGAAATGACAACCACCGATAAGAGTGTGAATACTGATGGAAATCACACATCATTAATCAAAGGTGATGAAACAAACACAACACTCGGTAATCAAACAAATACCATCGCAAAGACTAGAACCACCACAATAACAGAAAACGAAAACACAGTCATTCAAGGTATTGAAAGTCATGCTGTCAATAAAGATTATAATATCGTAGTGTTAGGTGATTATAACGTTATCGTAAAGGGTAAAGGAACAATAGCTGTTCAAGGTGATTGCAATTTAATGGTGTCAGGTGATTGCACTACATCTGTTGGTGGTAATATGATCGGTAATGTTCTCGGTGATGCTGATATGACTATTGAAGGAGATTCAACCACAACAGTTCAAGGAGATATGACTGCGACTGTACAAGGAGATTTAGAAACGACAACTATTGGACAACAAACATTCAATGCTGATGGTTTCACATTCAATGCATTAACTGGTAGTTTCGCATTCAATGCATTGATAGGCAATTTTCTTATTACTGCACCGATTGGTAATTTCTTATTCAATGGTCCTGCTGGTACTTTCCAATCTATCGCAACACATACAAATATTATACCTCTTCCAAACCACTGATAAATAGTTGATGCCTAATAATATTCGAAGATATGTCGATCTTGATTTGAATTTTGCTGCCAATCCTTTTGGTGGTGATGTTTCTATGAATGTCGGTGATCAAGCTGTTATTGGGTCTGTTCTCAATTTATTATTAACAAACCATTATGAAAGACCTTTTCATCCAGAGATTGGAGCCAATATAACAAAACTTCTCTTTGAGAACATTACTTCATTAACAGCCAATGCATTACAACGTGAAATTACAAACACAATCGAAAATTATGAACCAAGAGTGTTACTATCAGTCGTTACTGTAACAGCAAATCCCGATCAAAATGGTTTCGATGTAGCATTAGAATTCTTTATAAACAATAATGCTAATCCTATTTCTATTGCTCTATTCTTAGAAAGAATTGTCTAGTATGGTTACAAATTCACCCTTAATTATTACAGAACTAGACTTTAATGAAATCAAAAATAATTTCATTTCTTATATGCAAGGTCAGACAACTTTTTCTGACTATAATTTCACTGGTTCTGGTCTACAAGCGGTTCTTGATATCCTATCATATAACACCCATTATGGCGCGTATCTTGTTAACATGGTTGCCAATGAGATGCATATACCAACGGCCGTTGTAAGAGACAACATTAACAATCTAGCGAAAACACTCAATTATTTCCCACATTCAGCAACAGCACCAACCGGAGTTGTCAATATTGTTGCAACACCACCAGTATCATCGACATCTAATCCTAGTACCTTATTAATCCCCAGGTTTACTAGCTTTATGTCTCAAGCGATCAATGGAGTTAATTACAACTATGTAACAACTCAAGCATATATAGCCTCATTGAATACCACATCACAAACATATACTTTCAACGATGTTATATTACAAGAAGGTGACGTTATCAACTTCATCTATGTCTCTGATGTAACAAACCCTAGAAGTTCATTCAATATACCTAATGCAAACATTGACACCAATACTTTGATTGTGAATGTTACAGAAAACTCACCTTCACCCCCACAAACTATCCCTTACGTATTGTCAACAGATGTTTCGTTATTGACAGGTAATTCTAGAGTTTATTTCTTAGAAGGAGCCCAAAACTCAACCTATAATGTTTATTTCGGTGATAATATACTTGGGCGTAACCTCTCACAGGGTGATGTTGTTACTTTAACGTATCTAAACACTCACGCCGATCAATCAAATTTCGCCAATTCATTCACAATCATGGGCCCTCTTGGATCTATCAATAACATCGTTGTTCAACCAATTTCTGCATCTGGTGGTGGTTCTGTCGCAGAAACAAACGAAAGTATTAAGAAAAATGCTCCTCTATCTAATATCACACAAGAAAGAGCCGTTACTTTAGCAGATTATAATTTCCTACTATCACGGGATTATAAGAATATTGGTTCTCTATCAACATGGGGTGGTGACAAAAACAACCCACCAGTCTATGGATCCATCTTCATTTCAATCAAACCTGTATTTGGTAATTTCTTGACTAATGTCCAAAAACAACAGGTCCTCACCTTACTAGAAAAATACAAGCTACCAACTGTTCAAAACATCGTTGTTGATCCAGATTATACCTATCTCTTGTTTGAGGTAGATGTCAACTATAATCCAAACATTACTACAGCAACACCGGCACAGATGAAAACTACAGTAACGAATGCCATTATAAATTTCTGTAATAAACAACTGAGCCAATTCAATGCTTCATTTCGTGACTCTAACGCTGATGACGCTGTGGATGCATCTGAACCATCTATTCTTGGTGTAGATACAGAAATATTCTTACAAAAGCGTTTCTTTCCTATATTAGGACAAAATGCAACATACGTATTAAACTTTAATAGTCCATTACATCGCGGTGGGTTACTTGAACAACTCTTTAGCAGCCCAGGCATTATCATCAATGACTCTAATGGTGTAGCTAGAAATTGTTTCATTGAAGAAAACATTAACACTTATCAAGGCATAACATCAATCGCCGTGAACAATCCTGGTGTCAGCTATACTGGGCTTGTTACTGTTAATATAATTGGAGATGGAATAGGAGCATCAGCACACGCTGTTGTCATCAATGGTAGTGTGAATAGTATTGTATTAGATGAACCAGGTGAAGGTTATAGTTTTGCAACAGTTCAGTTGATTGGTGGAGGTGGGTTCAATGCAACAGCAACTCCAGTTCTATCGGCAGCCACTGGTATTCTAAGAACATATTACACTGATGGTTCAAATAAATTTTTCATTACCGAAAATCAAGGAACAGTAGACCATATCAATGGTGTTGTTACATTAAACAATTTTAATCCTGTTGATATCGCTAATGTAACGAAACAACTAAGCATAAGTATTAAACCAGAGACTTCAATGATCTTTCCAACAAGAAACAACATTCTTATCATTGATCCTCTTGATCCAGCAGCTATCCAAGTAAATTTAATCCCGAGTGTCAGCTAATCTTTACCGATTTCAGTAACAATAAAACTTCTCTATTAGTCGCAAGCCAATTACCGGAACATATTCGTTCTGATTATCCAACCTTTGTGTCCTTCCTAGAAGCTTATTATTCCTATTTAGAACAAGATGGAAAACTAACCAACACACAAAAGAACCTTCAAAACTACATTGATATTGATTATGTTGTCGAAAACAACCTTACCGATTTCATTGAACAATTCAGACAACAATATATCTCAAATATACCAACCAATGTGCTTGCTGATAAAGCGAAGCTCATTAAACATATCAAACAATTCTATTCATCAAAAGGTACTGAGAAGTCTTTCAAATTTCTGTTTCGTATCCTTTATAACTCTGATGTAGAAACATTTGACACAGGCTCACAAATTTTACGAGCCTCTGATGGTGTTTGGTTTCAACCATCTGTTATTCGTATTGTTACAGCCAATAGTCTAAGTGAATGGATCAATACTCAAATTACAGGACAAACCTCTTTCTCTAGTGCTGTTGTTGAAGATGCTACAATCAACTTTCAAAGCAATTTTCAATACAATGAGTTAACGTTATCGAATATTACAAAAAAGTTTCTTTCTAATGAAACAATAACCACCAAAACAGCTAGTGGTAATACTCTGTATGGTACAATTCTCAGTGTTGTTCCATCAATTGATATCATTAATCCTGGTAGTCAATATAATGTAGGTGATCCTGTTATCATTACAGGTGGTGGAGGAGCAAACGCCAATGCCGTTATTTCACAAGTTACTAGCGGTTCTTTGGTGTCTATTGGTATTGCTGACGGTGGTGCTGGATTTCAAGTAGATCCTAATTTTGGAGTAACAATTACAGGTTCTTCAACTCCAACATCTGCTAAAATATTTGCTGTTGACACATCAGGAACAAGACAACCATTAACATATTTCATTGATGATACGATAATCAATGCTTCCTTTAGTGTTGGCAACAGTAATACAACCAATGTTCAAGTGAAAAATTCCAGCAGTTTCATTGCATATAGTAACTCAGGACCATTAACCCTTATTCACGTCATTGATGGTGGTACTAATTATACTGCTCCACCAATTATTACTATCGATCAAGAAACATTTATTGGCGCCAATTCAAACACACATATTTTAAACTTAGGTATTATTGGCACCTTATCTATCATCAATGGTGGTATTAATTACTCTGTCAATGATGACATTAAACTAACCAATATTACCGCTAGAGGTATAGGGTTTGGTGCTAGAGTTTCATCAGTCAACGCTAATGGTAGTATTCTCACAATCATTACAGATTTACCATCTATTACAGGCACAGCAAATGTTTCAACAACATCTAATAATGTGTTTGGTAAAGGAACTCATTTCACATCAGAATTATTAGCCAACAATAATATAACAACACCTGGTGGTGGTACCTATATCATCATCAATGGTGACACACGTAAAGTTATGAATGTTGCTAGTGACACACTATTACAGGTTGATGCTAATTTCTCATTCAATTCAAACACCAATTTCATTCGATTAGATGGTTTCATACCTGGTGGTGGAGGATATATACAATCTGATATACCTAACGGTGTAGTAATGAATGTAATATCCAAAACTGGTATTGGTTCTGGTGCCATTGTTCAACCAGATGCAATACTTGGTGCCGGATATATATTGAATTCTCTTGGTGGTGTGTTCGGACAAATCACTCAAATTCATATGAACAGTTTTGGTGATAGTTACACATCTGCACCAACAGTCGATCTTTCTCATTCTGGTGATGGTACAGCAATTGCTAGAGCAGAATTCATTGGTGGTATATTCACATATCCAGGTATATGGCTCACTGATGATGGGATGTTAGATTCAGATCGTTATCTTCAAGATGCGTTCCAATATAACAATTACTCATATCTCATCAAATCACCAATCGCAGTCAAATCATATTATGATACTGTCTATCAATTATTAAATCCAGTTGGTTCAAATATTATTGGCGTAACGATCACTCAACCTAAATTTACGAAACTAAATATAGTGTTGGATGAATTTGTCAACACAACTCAAATTCTTCTTGATATCAATTTCATTTTGGATTTCAATGTTCTTCTCTAAGGGAAAATATGTCTGCCATTCTCACAAGAAACCTACCAAATCAAGTAGCCCGTAGTTTCATTGCTACAATGGCGGGAGCCAACAATTTCCTCTACATGTTTGAGGGGCAACAACTTCCCTGGCCAGATGACGATAATCCTCCTGTTCCTTTAGATAGTGTTTTTTCTTACAAAACAGTATGGGATAATATATTGGCTGCGAAATTAATCACCGTTCATAACATGTCATTAGTGATAGAGAACGTCCCTTGGACTTCTGGGACTATCTACAATGCATATTCGGATACAAATTCCACATTATTCTCAGATGTGAGAGATTTCTTCGTAACAACATCTAATAATGAAATCTACAAGTGCCTATCAAACAATAATGGCATCATTGCGACAAGTCAACCAAGTGGAACAGGGACAATAGCGAATAATTACGTTCAAACAACGAATGATGGATATATTTGGAAATATATGTTGAATATTCAACCCAATGATCCATTTCGTAACACTTTCTGGGTACCCATTCCAGCAATTGCTCCTGTTGGTTCTACTCAAGCAACGATTGAGGCTGCTGCCATATCAGGATCAATTGATGTCATCAAAGTAACAAATGGTGGACAAAATTATATCAACGGTGGCCAACAATTCATCGTCAATATTGTAGGTGATGGAGTAAATGCTAACGCTTATGCCAATGTTGTCAATGGTATTGTTCAAAATGTTATACCTGTTAACAAAGGTCAAGGTTATAGTTTCGCAACAGTAACCTTCACTGATCTTGCTGGATCAGGAGCAACAGCCCAAGCTATCATGCCACCATTTGGTGGTCATGGTTCTGATGCCAGCACAGAACTATGTGCTACAACTGTTATGATATCCATTTCAGCATCTAACACAGAAAGTGGATTTTTTACAACAAGTAATGAATTTAGACAAAATGGGCTACTATTGAACCCCACAATGTTAGGTTCAAATACCGTTTCTAGTAACGCTATAGTAAAAACAGCCGAAACTGTTACTGTTACTGGTGGTATTGGTTCATATGTTACAGATGAAAGTGTCTTCCAGGGTACCAGTATAAATAGTTCTACATTTTCAGGAGCGGTGATTGACTTTGATCCTATTTTGGGTGTGTTACGATTAAACAATATTGTTGGCGTCCCTCAAATTGGTTCTATTCTTTATGGGGTATCTAGTGGCACACAACGTTTCATAACCAATATAACACCACCAGATTTACAGAAATACACCGGTGTTATATTAAGCATTGATAATGAAATTCCTATTGCGCGAACAGCATTAGAAACCGATATGTTTCAGTATGCCATTTCCTTCGCATAATAAATAAGGTAAAAGGATAATACATGGCTTTGAAATTTAATACTGGACCATATTTTGATGATTATTCGGAAGAAAAAGGTTTTGCTAAAATCCTTTTTCGTCCAGGTTATGCGGTTCAAGCTAGAGAATTGACCCAATCACAAGATATTTTACAAAACCAAATCAGTCGTTTTGGATCATATATTTTCAAAAGTGGTAGTCAAGTTCTTGGTGGTCAAATAACCTTTGACCCCAATGTTACTTATGCCAATGCTCAACCAACGTTCAATAACGTTACAGTCAACCTAAATCAATTTGCAAATTCAGTTCTAACTGATGTTGCAACAAACACAATTCGCGCATCAGTCGTCACAATAGCCCCACAATTCACCGGAAGTAACGAACCACCAACCTTAATGATCAAGTATCTAACAGGGACAACATTTCCTGATGGAGCAAATGTAACCATCGAAGGTGCTAATTCTGGTCCATTTCTTATTCTAGCAAACACAAATTCTCAAGGTACTGGTTCTATTGCAAGTCTCAATGAGGGTATCTTCTTCATTGACTTAAATAATATTGACGCCATTGCGAATAATGATGCTGGTAATACTTCATCTACTCTTACTAATGGTTATTTCGTTAGAGTTCCAGCACAAACAATCATTCTAGACAAATACGATAACAGCCCATCATATAAAGTTGGTTTGCAAATAGATGACGTTATTGTAACTGAACAAACTGATTCATCGTTACTTGATCCTGCTCTAGGAGCAAGAAGTTATCAAGCACCAGGTGCGGCTAGATATATCATTAACGCAACGTTATCAAATAGAGCCTTAAATTCACAAGATGATACAGCTTTCATTGAACTATTACGTGTTACTGATGGTCAAATCAATTCAATTCAAAAAACACCAGTTCTTTCTGATATCAATGATACATTAGCACTACGAACCTATGAACAATCCGGTAGTTTTACTGTTACACCATTTGCCATCACATTCACAGATTCAGCAAACAATGATATTGCCAATTCTAATACACAACAATATAGCGTTTCATTAGACTCTGGTACTGCATACGTTGAAGGTTATCGTTATCAAACTGTTTCAAAAACTATTCTTTCTGCTCCAAGAGCCAGAACAACAGTAAACGTTGCCGGAGCAAACATTCAAACCTATTATGGTAACTATTTGTTTGTCGATAACGTCAATGGTGAATTTAACATTTCAACTCTACCGCAGGTTGATATACACTGTGTTAATTGGTCTAACGTCAACACAATAACAACCCAAGCATATTCTAACACATTACTTGGAACAGCCAAAATACGTGCTTTGGAATATAACAGTGCAGCAAATACAGCCAATGGTTTAACCTATGTTTTCAGAGCCCATTTGTTTGATGTGAATACTGGTTCTTTCAGTTCAACATCGAATGGATCAACAACCACATCTATCAGTTTTGGACCTTTATTTTCTGCTAGTGATAATGCCTATGCTGGTATGACTATCACCATTCCTTTCACTGGTGACTCTCGTTTCATTACATCTTATCAAGGATCAACAAGACAAGCCAATGTTAGTCAAGCTTGGAGCGTCCAACCCGCATTTGGTAACACATTCAATATCATCAACAATATCAATTCAATTGAATCTATTGGTCTAAGCACAAATACTAGTTTCATTACAGCAAACGCCAATATCAACATTGGTAGTAAAAATCAATTCAGTGCATTTCAAAACGTTGCAATGACTGATGTTAATTTTCAACCTCTTGTTTTCAGATTTCCTAACTCTACAATTGCTGCTGGATTATCTGGACAACAGTATCAGTATCGTTACAGAGTTGCAACAGGTCAAACACTACAATCAGGCACACCATTAGTTGTCAACCTTTCTGTTCCTGGTGATCCTTCAGCAACATTTGCTTCTGCTGGTATATCTGGTTCTGATCTTGTAACATTAAATGATTTCTTAGTTGTGACAAATCCTGGTGGAGGCGTTGCAGGACGAATTGTGCCTATGACAACTGGGATAGGCAGAAGTGTTTCAGCAACATCTACAACCGCAACGTTTACTATGGCTGGTGGTGATCCAACGTTTACCAATGTTGATGTATTTGCATCTGTTGATAGCACACTGGCAGCTAAAACGAAAACATTGGTTACAGGAAATACACAAGTTGTTCAAACATCTGGTGGAACAGTAGTTGCTAATGCAACAGTATTCTTATCACAAGGACAAGTCTACTTCACTAATGGGCAAACATCAAACGTAGCTAATCCTGCGATGCCTCAAGACCTTTATATCTCTGATGTCATTTCTGTGACAGTAGTTGATTCAGGTGCACCTGGAACAGCAGTCACCAATGCAATGATTCAAGCAGCAGCCAATAATT